GCCGGATGTGCTCGGGACAGAATATCGCCAGATCAATTTTGATGGCGCCATGCTGATTCCAGGGTGGAATATCCTGCAATGCCTGCACAACGAAGTGAAGATCACGTCTGTGCAGTACGGCACTGTCGGTACGACATACAACAACGACTGGTCCAACCCCGGCACGCTGACGACTGCATCAAGCCCAATTCGCTCGGTTGCATTGCGTATTGCCGCAACAAGCACGCCGAGCGCGCCTATCCCGACCCAAATTGGATGCCCGAGCTATTCACGCCGCGGCTGGCTGCGCTCGGCTGTGATGTGGTCGGCAGACGATGTGCCCAAATCGTTCTACGAGCTTGCGCTGCCGATTCTCGAGGAGTTCGGGTTTGGGTTTACCGGCAACTACGTTCCGTCATATACGGCAGAGCACCGCGACATTTACATGACGTGGCCGCAAGTCCTGGACACAATCAAGCGCGGCCATGAAGCGTGGAACCATACACGCCGGCACGACCGGATGACCGAGGGCACGGAAGCAGAGAAAATCCGCGCATTGCGCGAGCCGCGCGACTATTTTGCGAAACGCGGCATGCCGACTGCCGCAGCGTGTTTCGCGTACCCGTTCGGCGCGTTTGATCAGCAGTCCACAGACATCGCAAAATCGCTCGGCTACCGGCTCGCCCGCGCAACACACGGCATCGCAATGTCGCCCCTGATGCCGGGAGCAAACCCGTATTGGCTCCCCGCACTGTCAATCGAGCAGACAAATAGTTGGTGGATTGACTCGGCGCTCAACGGCATTGTCAAACGCGGGCAAGCGTGCGTCACGTACTCGCATAACGTTTTCCCCGGCGGCGCAGGCATCAATACCCGGCCGCAGGAAACATCGTTCTACGCGGATCATTTGCGGCGCTGGTGCGAATTGCTCGCCCCGCACGTCGAGGCCGGCGATGTCGTGTGCCCGACGATGACGGAGTATTTCGGGCTGGTCGGACTGGACCCGCTGCGCGATCCGCTGCCGGAAATCTAATCCCCCTCGCGCGCCGACTCCCCGCTAGGCGCCCGTCAAGCCATGAACTTCATCGCATCCACACTCGGCCGGTTCTTTCCGAAACATCGGACGCTGGCCGAGTGGGCGAAGACATACTCGCTGGTCGTGCAGGCCAAGCCCATTCAGGCCAAGACGAAGCAGAACCGGGCAAGCCATATTCGGCGCATCGTAAACCGCCTCGGGGACCGACGCATCGGGTCCCTGCGCGCGCACGACTTCGCGGCATACATCAACGAGATCGCAGCCAAGCAACCTCATCTCGCACGACGGACGTTGATTGAGGCGAGAGACATGCTGCGGGAGGCCGTGGCTTACGGTTGGATCGACAGAGATCCGACACTTGGCATCAAGACCCCGCGCGTGAAAGTGGCGCGAGCCCGGCTTACGCTTGCACAGTGGCAGGCGATGCACCTTTGGTCTGTCGAACATCAGCCGCCGTGGGTGCCACATATGCTGGCTCTAGCTCTCGTCACCGGGCAGCGCAGGGGAGATCTGCGCAAGATGAAGTTTTCTGACGTGTGGGCGGGGCGGCTGCACGTCGTCCAGCAGAAGACGGGGGAGCGCATCGCAATCCCATTGTCGTTGCGCCTGGGCGCGCTGGATCTGTCAGTCGGCGAGGTCGTTGACGCATGTCGCAGCTACGCGCCCCTCGTGGATACAGACGAAGCTCTGCTGTTGCGCAAGACGACTGGCGCAGCCCCGGTAGGGGCAAGCATGAGTTGGCGTTTCGAACAAGCGAGGGAGTGCGCCCTGGGCGCTCACGACGACGCGGACAGTAGTCCAGCCAGCTTGCATGAATGCCGCTCCCTCTCGGCGAGGCTCTATGACGCCCAAGGGGTTGATGACATCCAGACGCTGCTAGGGCATACCGACGCCGCGATGACAGAGCTGTACAAGGACGACCGCGGGTTGGACCGGCGCGCGGGGAAGTGGCGCGAGGTGGCTGTTTGAGGGTCCACGAACAGGAAGCAGTGTTCACGAGAGTGCGGTAGGTGTACACTCTGGAAATCTGACAGGAATATGCACAAGTGAGCGCCAACACTGCCCCCATCGGCCCGTTCGTCGGTATCAACAACCGCCTTCCAGACCACCAACTCGGCATCGTCGAGCGCGGTCGGAAGGCTGGCGACTACCTGCGCAACGCGGTGAATGTGGATCTGACGGATGCAGGAACTCTGCAACGCCGCAAAGGTTCGACACGCGTGCTTTCAGGCTCAGATTGCCACAGCCTGTGGTCGGAGGGAGGTCAGGCGTTTTTCGTCGATGGTGGCGCGATCAAGACTTTCCCGGACGGCAACGTTGTGCGCACGGGCCTGACCCCGCGGCGCCCCGTATCGTGGTGCAGCCTGCCGGATGGGCGCGTAGCGTGGTCCAACGGCATCGAGCTTGGATTCATCGACCACAGCGGGAGCGCTGCTCCCCTGGCGACGCCGAATCCGGCACCGACGGTCACGACCTCTGCCGGAGGCTCGCTTCGTGCAGGCAGCTACCAGATTGCGGTCACGGCGTTGGACACGGAAGGGCGTGAGTCCGGCGCTACTTGGCCCGTGCAGGTTCAGGCGCCCGAGAACGGTCGAATCGAGGTGTCTGGCCTCCCTGGTACGCCAGTGAACATCTACGTGTCCCCGCTCAACGGGGACACGCTGTATCACGCGATAACGACCAGCGCTTCGAGCTTCGTGTTTCCGCTGATACCCGCGCTGGGTCGCCAGCTCGACACGATCGGGCTCGTGCCGCTGCCGCCCGGAAGGATCGTGCGCTACTACCACGGGCGCCTGCTGACTGCAGACGCGAACCAGCTCTGCTACTCCGAGCCGTATGCGCATTGGCTCTACAACCCGTTGCGCAACCGTATTCCGATTGAGGGGTTGACTCTGGTTGAGCCCGTCGACGGCGGGTTGTACTTGGCGACCGCAGACAAGACGTGGTGGCTTCCAGGGGCGGATGTGGATCAGCCCGAACGCTTGGTCGAGGTCCTGCCCTATGGTGCGGTGCTTGGATCATCGACTAGGTCGGACAACAGCACAAGCGTCATGTGGTTCAGCGCGCGAGGCCTCGTAGTTGGAGGGGCTCAGGGGCAGGTCAAAAATCTCCAGGAGGACGCACTGGCGGTTCGTCCTGGGCAAAAAGGTGCAGCACTGCTGCGCGAAGAGGACGGGATGCGACACGTAATCTCGTCGGTGTTCGGCGCCGAAGATACGCGCGCCGCAGCAAGGAGTTTCATGGTGGCAGAGATCGTGCGAAAGGAGAGCATGCTGTGATCGACCCGATGAAAGTTGGCTTCACATATCGACTCGACGTGCTCGACCGGCGTACCGGCGAGATGTTGAGTTCGGAAACCGTCCACAACTTGATGCCCGAAACCGGCATTCATCACGCCCTGGATGTGCTGCTGAACGGCGCGTCTCAGGTCACTCAGTGGTACCTGCTGCCCTTCGGGAACAACTACACCCCTCAACCCTCGGACACCGCCGCGACGTTCCCGGCTTTGGCGGGCGAGATCACGACGTACGCAGGCGCGACCCGCCCTGCGGTCGTAACCGGCGCCGCGTCTGGCGGTACCGTCACGAACGACGCCAATCGCGTGGAGCTGAGCTTCCCGGCGGTCACGACGGTGCAAGGCGCTGCGATCATCTCGACGCCGACCAAGGGCGCGGCTGCGGGCATCTTGCTGTCAGCCGTGAAGTTCCCGTCTCCGAAGGTGGTCGATACCGAATCTGTTTTGCGCGTCCTCGTGGGTATTGAGTTCGCGTCTCTTTCGTAAGGATACTGTCATGACTCTGAAGGCTTCTACCGGCCTGCGCAACGCGTTGTTGGCCACCGGTTCGCTCAAAGCCACCCTCGACGGCGGGCGAATCGACATCTACGGCGGGTCCGTTCCTGCAACTGCAGATGCAGCGGTTGGCTCTGCCGTGCTCTTGTGCTCGATCACTGTGAACGGGACCGGCACTGGCGTCACGTTCGGCGCCACTCCTGCGGGGGGCACGCTCTCCAAGGCAAGCGGGGAGGTGTGGTCGGGCGTCAATGCCGCGTCTGGCACGGCGACGTTCTGCCGTCACGTACTTCTCGCAGATAATGGTACGGAGTCTGCGACTGCGCCGCGCCTGCAGGGTACGGTCGGCGTTGCCGGCGCCTTCCTGAACCTCTCGAGTACAACTCTGACGGCGGGCGCTCCGCAGTCGATCGACTACTACACCGTAGCCTTGCCGACGCTGTGATCGACATCCACGTACTGACTCACTCCGGCACTCGAGATGACTGGCTGGAGCAGTGTCTGTCCTCGATGCGTGACCAACCTTGCACGGTACATGTCGTGTCGGGCGAGGAGGGTCACATCGGGCAGGGCAGGGCTGCAGGGTTTTCCCTAGGTGAGCACCCGTACGTGGGTTACGTCGATTCAGATGATTACGTTTTGCCAGGGGCGATGGCGGCTTGCTTGAGCGCACTCACCCACCACGCCGCGGTGTGCACGGATGAGATTGCGACGGTCGGCGACGTAGAGGTTGCGCAGCACTCGCTGCATCATCTGTACGTCGCTCGCCGAGAAGCTGTGCTGCCGTTGCTCCCTTCCATCGCCCAGCTGAACCACCACCCGGAAGCGGTGCTCCGATATCACCTTCGTCCAGCACGCGTGAAGATGCTGGGCTACGTGTGGCGGCTGGACGGCACCCAGAGCAGGCTGAAAATCCGCAAGGATCTGACCACCGAAGCCCGCGTATTGCGGGAGCTTCGACGCGCGGAGATGCAGTAATGCCCACCATCGTCCACAACCCGAGTCAGTATTTCGCAGCCTTTCGAGACTTGATCGTCGTGAGAGGACAGGCCGGGGCCTTCGAGGTTGTACTCCCTCCGACGCCTGCCGGGTTTGGCTGCTTCGGCCTGTCCGACGCAGGGTACCTGTGCGTGGGTAGCGGGGCGGAGGGTGGGCCGAACCGTATCGTGGTCACGGATGACTTCGTGAGCTACCAGGACACCGCTTCCGTCCTGTACAGCGACTACAACTACGCGGACATGCCCACCTACTCGTTTCAAGGGCACGATGGTCTGTACGCGGTGTCGCCGTGGGGGCGTGCCTACAAGGCCACCGACGGGCG